ACGGCAATGCTCCTACCAGTACATCTTTACCCAGTGCCTTGGCTTCACTTATGGCCAGCGTTTTGAGGCCGCCAAATTGCTTGTTGGTGTTGTAGAATGTGCCGGCTTTTTGCACAGCGCCAATCACACCCAGCACTGATCCTTTTTCCAAGTCTTGGCTAATGCCGCCCACAACATCCAACAAACCGCCTTGTCCAAAGATGCTGTTGGTGCTGCCTGGTCTAGCAATAGGACTACGAGTGGTATCATAGTGTTCAGGTTTGCCAAATCCCACAGCAGACTTGTTAGGAGCACCAGTAAAATACTTGATACTTTCATAAGCAATGGTCATGGTATTTTGCATGGTGCCGTTGCCAGCACTGTAGTCGTACTGATCATGTGCCCAGTTGTTGATAAGCGGATTGATCATCACGTATTCAGCATACTTGTGATTGGTGTCAAACCCATAGATGCGAATATCTCTAAAGAAAGGGGGCTTGCCGCCTGCAGATGTTGTGCTGTTGGTGCCGTCGTTGACTGCTTCGCCAATATATCCCCAGTCGTTGATCTGACGGTTGTCTGAATAGATGTCACGTTCCCATCCACCAAAACCATTTTGTTTGTTTTGACTGGCTCCCGCACTACCGTTGGTGTTGGCATCATTGCCATACTTTTGGCTGGCATCTTTGTAGTAGTAGCTGTAGTAGTTGTACCACATGTTGCGAACTGTGTCGCTGCCGTCGTCGTGAAATGTTATAGTAACAGGATCGTAGTTGATCTTGGTCTGAATCAATCTCTTGCGATTGTACTGATTCATGTATTCCGTAGCAAGAGTGAATTTGGGAAGATCAGCAGTTTTGACCACATAGCTGAGATTGGTCAACGCATCAATATCCATTGCACCTTTTAGTGCAGGTATCTGTTGATAGTTGACCGTGAAGCTGACGTGAAAAAGGAACTTGAACCGAGGTTTAAGTTCGTAAGCATTGGTGCGAAAGACCTTGCTTGCGTGAGTGTAATCACGCAAGCTGTCGGTGCCAAAAAAACCCTTAGCGAAGTCTTGGCCAAAACTGCCCATGGAGTTTACGCTCCGGCGCCAGTTACCACATCGCCAATAGTTCTACCAACCAGTGTACCAACTCCCTCACCTTCGCCTTGGTTGGCGTTGTCATAAGTGATGGTCATGTTGATTGTTACTGGAGCGCTTTCACCATAGTTAAGAGCACCGTAGTCTGCGTTTTTAATATAGCAACCATAAAGATTCCAAGTTTCAAGGACTACCGGAGTTGATGCGCCGTTGCCGCCGTCGAGTATTTCTACCACAGTGGTAAACTTGTAGTCAATACCAGACGCTGCACTAGCCATCTCTAAAAAGTCCATTTGTTTTTGCAACTGCTCGCCAATCAACTTGCTTACAGTACCGCCTGCATCGTCGCGCACTTCACATGTGACGTCTGGCCACGAATGTTTGCCAGCCAATTTTAATGTTGAATTGTAGATCGGCAATGAAATTTCTTCAAATGATGGATTTGGACGCGAAAAACTCATGACCTGCTTGGTCAATTCAGTGGTGGGTTTTGACACACCAAAGTTTTCAAACATGATTCTAAAACGATATTTGAGCTTGGGCATCAACAGGCCCTGGGTCGGCGAACTTTGATCGCTCGCCAAAGGTACTGTCATGCGCTGTAATGATGAAACTGCCATTTGTTATCTCCTATGTGTTTATTTACCTGAATCAGGTGAGTAAAAAATCACCCACCTTTTTCTTGATTATCCAGCAGCAATCTCGCCAGTGTTCTTGATACGCAATGGGATGTAGATAAATTCCACGGCCTTCACTGGTTCAATTGCAATGTCAACGTATAGTTCGTTGCGGTCAATACGTGCTGGTGTGTTGTTGCTCAAGTCGCAAACAACCAGGTAGTCATAAATTGCTCGTTTAGCGATCAAATCAATCATCAAGCTGTTGCACAAGTTGGTGATTTCGTTACGTGTGATCTCATCGTTGGGTTCAAACAAGAACAGTTTACCAATTTCTTCAAGTCGTCCACGCAAGAATGCAACCAGGCGAGCAACGTTGATACGATCCAGTGCTGTGGTTGTGATAGTTGTGGTCTTGTTACCAAAGTTGGTAATACCAATGCCTGGGATAAAGGTAATTGGGTTGATGTTGCGCTCGTACAAGATATCACGAACACTTTGACTCACACCAATTTGTTCAAATTCTCCAGTAGCACTGTCAATGTATCCAATTGCGCTGGCATTGTCAATCACACCGCGACGTGTGCCGGCTGGTGCCAACCATGGATAGCTCACAGCATCACTGCGCAGAATTGTACGTACCATCATATGGCTTGGTGGAGCAACCACTAGGTTGCCGCCCAGGTCTGTGGTCTGGCAACTTGGGTAGAATGCAGCAGCATAGTTGCTGGTTGCTGAGTTGCCGTCTTCGGTTGGCAGGCCTTGGCCAAGGTCATTGGTTGCCCAGGTAACCAGCTCAGTACCACTTGCACCAAGACGCATTGGGGTATCTGCTACCACAAACAATGTGTTGTTGCGCTCGTTGCTGAGTGCAATCATGTTCAGTGTCAATTCAGGATACGCAGGTGTTGCAATAATGTTGAACTGATTTTGTTCTTCACGTGCAGCAGTGCTGGTGTCAATACCTGACTTCAGTGCAGCCACAACCATCTTGCGTTGTGCCAAACGTCCAGAATACATAGCGCCGTTTGTTTTGTTACCACTGGCAGTGAGCCAGGTACTGGTCACAGTAGGCAGTGTGTCATCGGGGAATGTGGTACTGTTAAAGTAATTGACCTGGAAACTCTTGACATTGTAGCCTGAACGACGTGTGTTCCACAGCAACATACCTTGTGGGAACAGTGCAGGATCTGGTACATCAAGATCCAGATAGTTGCTTGTTAACAAGCTGATAATGGTTGGTTCCGCGTCTGCCACAGGATCTGTGGTACCGTTGGGTGCCCAACGAGCATCTGCAAATAGCACACCGTTTTCAGTCACCTGATCAGTGGTATCAATTGCCACCCACTGATCAACACCACTAACTGGCTGCCAGCGATACATCACAGGATAATTTTCTAGATCACTGGAATCAATCCACAAATCACCGTACTCGAGCGGGCTAAGACTTGCGTCATTTTGTGTGGTTGGTTCACTTGCTGCAATAATAGGTCCTGATGCATTGGTCTGTGACAGATCAAAACCACGAACGTCATTGACGACGTTTTGATATCCTACCCAGGCACCATTGTTTTGAATCATGACGTCTACATCACTCACGGTGCTGTAGAACCATAAACGTCCATCAGCTGGATCCTGATCAGGTTCTGTGTTGCTGGCTGTATAGGTAAACAGTGGTGTGGTTACAAAATTACTAAACACAATTGTGTTAGCAACAGTGCTGGACTCACGAGCTTTGGGAGTTGCCAGGGTGAATCCAGCCGCAGTCAGAGGTGTTCCAGTGATGGGACTAAGTGCAATAGTCCCGCCGAGCACATGTGTCAACACAATGTTACCAGCAGAGTTGACACTGGCAATTACGTGAGGTACATTGGCAGCACTAACTGCTGCGATAAAATCAGACACTGTACCAGTACCGCCAATGGTAACGGTGGCTGTGTTAAGAGCCTGTGGGTTATTTTCAGTAGTGCCTGCTAGCGTGAAACTGCTGCCAACTGTAAATGCAGTACCAGTAGGGACTGTGGTACCAGTATATATTGCTTGACCTAATGCAATTCTTTCAAGTATCAGAAAGCTAAAAGAACTATTGGGAGAGGTCAGATACTGTTGCGCATCATACTGAACGTAGGTGGTGCCAACAGGTATATTTTTGCCGCCGCCTGATGTGTCCAGTGTACCAAATGCAAACGTATCATTGGAAAATGCTGGCACAGCTTGTGCAACAAAGGTGTCTAGTGCTGCATTGTATTGTTTGAACGAAAGATTCAATCCGTTGTTGGCACTACTAACGTTGTTCCACACACTGCCAGTTGGGCGAGGGATTGTATCTGTGGTTCTCCAACGAGGACTTTGATAGCTGTAACCTGGAAAGTAAACAGGAGCAAAATACTCATCGGCTGTGATGCCCAGTGCTGTCAACAATGCTGCACCTGAATTAGGACCAGCTTGGATGGATACCACACCGTTGGTTGCAGTTGAACCATCATTGGTAGCATTTGAATTGGCATAAATTTCCAACTTGCCAGATACCGCAGCAGCAGTAACACCTGCAATAGCAGCACTATTAATTGCAGTAGCAAAACCTGCCACAGTGTTAGTAGCACCCACTGTGATCAAATTGTCATTGATATACATGTTGTTACCAACAGTCAAACTGGATGGTGTATTGGTGCCAGTGATTGTTGCCCAGCTGGTTTGCCAAGCATTGGATCCAATCTGAACCCAGGCATTGCTGCTGTTTTTGTAGTAGCCAGTAATAAAGTTATCAATTGGCACCACAGCGTAGTCACCAATATTACCAACAGTGGTAAGTGGCGTGTAATTTCCTCCAGCAGCGTTTACCACATCAGCAGTGCTACTCACCAATATAGGAGTCTGAGTAGTAAACGTAGAGGTAGTTTGATTCCATTCAAAAATACCCCAAAGGCTGTTTGAGAGATCTAACCAGTAGGTGCCATCTACAGCTGATCCAACTGGACGACTCAAAGAAGCTGTGAGCTCAGTAAGGTCAATGTCCACACGTTGAACATATGCACGATTGGTAACGCCCAGTGCTGAGTAAGCAGCCAGCAAACCGTATTCATTGAGTTCATAACCATTGATAGGAGTACCAGTGGTTGTGTTGTAGAAGAAAGGCACACCAAATGTGGCGGCCAAATCACGTTGACTAGTGATCAAATAAGTTTTGTTAGCGTTGGCAGCAGTGGTTCCAGCTGCCACAGTGATACCATCACTAGAAACTTTGTTCTGTGCGGTTGCTACTACAAAGTAGGGTACTGTGTTAACTGCTGAAGGGATGTACTGACTTTCGTCAATTACTGTTACTTCTACGCCGGGAGAGATTAGAGCCATCTTGTGGTTTCCTTTTCAAGTTGTAGATATTTATAGGTATATTGAAAAAACAGTGTTCTACACCGCCCTTTGCAAAGGTCCGCCAATAAATACAGCATGAAAAGACCCACTTGTACAACTTGTAACCAGCGCCCTTGTGCCGTAAACTATCACCGAGACAATATCACACACTATCGAAGCAAGTGTGAAAACTGTCTGCGTAAAAAACGTGGTTTGCCCAAAAGAAAACCCAACTGGGAAGCAGCTGGGTACAAGAGAAAAATGCAGTGCGATCGCTGCGGATTCAAGGCCCGGTATTCAGCACAAATGTTGGTATATCATGCAGACAGCAATCTCAACAATTGCGAAGCTAAGAATCTCAAGACTGTGTGTCGTAACTGCGAAGTTGATTTGTCAAAGTCTGATTCTGTATGGCGACTTGGTGATCTGCAACCAGACATGTGATCAGCTCAACTGTGTTGCGTTGCAGATCTGCCAGCGTACCGTTGTTGTCAATCACATAGTCGGACATCCAGGGCTCTAGAGTCATGCTGCTCTTGTCTTCCTGGGGCAAATGATCGCTACGATCTACCCAGATAGCATAGTCAAAAACTTTGGTGTTGCGCATGGCATGGAATTCAGCTTTGTTTCTCAGGCCACAGTAGATTTTGTTCTCGGCAAAGATTTCTCGTCCCAGGCGAGCATAGTCGTCCTTGCAGTAGGCATGAATCATGTCATACCATTCGGCCCTGTGATTGTGTCTGTCCAAAAAACC